GCCAGAGGATTAGGCGCTAACTCAAGATTGATAAGCGCTAAAGCCTTGGCCGATGCTTTGAAAGATGAATAATTTTAACGCGGCAGGCTGTAAGGTCTGCCGTTTTTTATTAACAATTAACTGAAAAGGAGAAAAGAACACAATATGCCATTTGATAATAACGGCAATTTCCAACGATTACATTGTTGGGAGGAAGATAGAGAAAATAACATCGATATTGTCGCAGAACGCGCAGATGAAGAAGATAATAATTTTGCGGACGGATTATCCCAATGCTTTCTTAGAAGCGGCAGCGTCCAGATGCAAGGTGAATTTAACGCCGGACATTTCCGGGTTAAAAATGTGGCTAATGCGATAGTCAATTCTGATGCTGTTAATAAGTCGCAGCTTGACGCTGTGAGCGAGAGTGTAAATCAATGCTCGGCTGCTTTGGATGCTAAAATTCAAGAAACGGATGACGAGCCGCAAAATCCGGTTGCCGGTGTTTTGTATGTTGTTCCGGAGGATTGATGACATTTTATTTTAATCAAAAGAAAGCCTCAGAAATCGGGAAACATGGCCTTTATTTTAAGGCAACTCCGAATTCTCCGCTTAAGGCCATTAAAAGAGCTTATTTTAACGGAAAATTGGTTTATCAATATAATCCATATCAACCCGGTAGCACTTTGGCCAGTTTTACAAATTCAAGCAAGACTTTAACTTTGCAACGCGGCGTTTATGATTTATGTCTTACCGGTGGCGGTGGAAATAAAGCGGAATGGCTTGCCGGAAAATATAGTTGGAGCTGCGGCGGTGGATCCGGAGCGACTTGGGAGGGCGTTTTTTATTTACCGCAAACATCAACCGTCACAATAACGGCCGGAGGAAATTGCGCAGCAAGCAGCATTAAAATAAATAATACTGTTGTTTTGACTTGTAATGCCGGCGGAAATGCCGGAGCAGGTTCGGCCGGAGGTGGCGGATCTGTTTCCGTTAATGGATTGGATATTGTTAATGTTAGAAAGTCAGTGAGTGGCAATAGTGGAGCCGGAACGACATTATGGGGAAATGCAGCCGGCGGAGCTTCAAATTCAAGTTATAAATGGGGTGGTGGTGCAACGCTTCAAAATGGAGCGGTGCAAACCGGCGGAGTATTATTAAAATATGTCCGCTTGGATAAATAAGGGGCAGAATAAGCCCCTTTTCTTTATGGAGGTTTAAATTGAAATTCTTAGATATAAACAGAATATGGTCATATAGCTTAGCCTGCATTTTGGGCTTTATGGAGCCAATTAGCACATTGATTTTATGGTTGCTTATTTTTATCGGCGTTGATTTGATTACCGGTGTTTGGGCGAGTATTCAAGAGGGAAAAATAATCACTTCTCACGGTTTACAAAGAACGGTTATCAAATTTCTTATGTATTCGGTGTCAGTTATCCTTTTACAAGGAATTGACGTCTATATGCTAACATTTATTGATTGCTATTTGGCAAAAGTAGGTTGCACGTTAATTTGTGGTATTGAGCTTTATTCGGTATTTGAGAATTGTTACAGGATTACAGGAAATGAAGTTTTTAGAGTTCTTACTCAATTCGCTGTTAAGAAAATCAAAGAAAAGACAGGAGTTAAAATCAATGGTAGAAAACGAACAAAAAAAACTAACGATAAATGAACTAATGCCGCGTTTTATTCTTCATGAGGGTTGTAAGCTGATGCCTTATAAATGCCCGGCCGGATTTTGGACGATTGGCGTTGGCCGGAATTTGGAAACCAATCCGCCTACATCGGAAGAATTGAAGATTATCGGCGATTATGAGCATGGAATAACGAAAAATGCCGCTTTTTATTTGCTAAGGCATGATATTGAAAGAGTTGAAAAGGAATGTAAGAAAAACATTCCTTTTTTTAGTGTTTTGGATAGCGAGCGCCAATATGCGCTTTTAGACATGGCTTTTAATCTCGGAATTAAGGGTTTGCTTAAATTCCGGCTCATGCTTGAGGCAATGCGTGAAGAAAATTGGGAAAAGGCCTCTTTTGAGTGTCTAAATTCGACTTATGCCAAGCAAACCGGCAAAAGAGCGAAAAGAATAGCAAACACAATTAAAACAGGGAAATTCGAGATATGATAAGTTCAATCTTTTGGGCCTTGTGGCGTAGATTATACGGCGAGGGCAAATTCAAAAAATATGTAAGCAGAACTTTACAAACAATTATTGCGGTTGTCGTTTTAACTTTACAATTGAGAACTGGTAACGATTGGACAGCGGTTGCGATTGCTGCGGCGGTGGCTGTGTGGATCATTATTCAATATTGGAGCAGATCTGTCGGAGAAATTATTGATGCCGGTTTAAGCCCTGTCCAAAATCGGGATAGTTATGGGCGCTGGTTCCGGGTTGTTTGTAATTGGATCGTCGAGTTTTTGAATTGGATTTTGCCGAATAAATGCCATATTCATAAATATTATGGCGTTTACGATTGGATATATAGCGCAATGAGGAATTTTATCGGCGTTTTGCCGGCGTTGTTTGTATATCCGTCTTGGCTTTGGTGGATTCTAGTTTTTTGTATGTACCCGATTTATTTGTTTTGGTATTGGGTATTCGATAAATGTCCGAAATTATATAACAGCACTATCCTAAAATATATAACACTAAATGAGCCTAAAAATTGTGCAGAAATCTGCCATGGTGCTGTTTTTGGTTTTGTTGTGGGGCTGCTATGAGTAAATTTTATATTTTAATTATTGCTTTTGCTTGTCTTGCTATTGCTTTCGGCGGTGGGTATTGGACAGGCCAAAACAACCAAAAATTCAAATATATCACAAAACAAGTCGAGGTTATTAAATATGTTGAAAAGGAAAAAGCGGCTATTTATAGCAAGCCTAACGCTAATCGCGATCAGCTTTTGCAGCTCATGCGTCAGGACATCTTTTGATTTTTGCCCTGTTTGGCCAGTTGCCGGCGAAAAAGTTGCAGCAGAACTCGAAAAAATCAACTATTCGGAAATTCCGAACACTTGGGAATGGCTTGGGCGTGTTGATAAACTCCGTCAGGAATTAGAGATCTGCCGGAAATAGGTTGTTTCCAAAATGGAAATAACCACCGATTTTAAATGACATCTAATGACATATAAAAATCATTTTATTTCAATAAATTAAGCCTGTTTTATACTGATTCGGTGGTGTAAATGACACAAAATAAAGATAAACAATTAAGAATTCCTTTTCCGGATTATCCTCCGGAAGAACAGGAAAGAGATGCTAAACGCCATGAGGAACTTCAAAAGAAAGATGTTTATATCATGCGCGTAAATGGTGTTTGGGGTGCATTTCTGCCAAGGCAAAAACATTCTTTATCAATAACCGGGGAACGTGGGGAAGAATTGGCCGATTTTATAACAAATATGAAACTTTCATTTGAAGAAGATTATAAGATATTGCCGCGTTTCCGCTGCGTTATAAACAAAGGCATTGAGGATCATTTAATTCAGCAAATAGAAATTCAAAAGCTATTAGCTTCCGGAAGTCGAGGGAATCGCTAACATATATGAATTATCTATAATTTGCGCAGCCTGATTAAAGTTATCCGGGGCAAGGTGCGCATATCGATCCGTCATTTCATCTTTTTTATGGCCAAGCAATTTCTTAACAACATATTTAGGAACGCCGGATTGAATTAACCAACTCGCATAAGTATGGCGGAGGGTATGAAAAACAACCTTTTGCCGGTCATCTACAATATTATCATTGAAACCGAGCCGAGCGACAATCCGATAGAACTGATCGGATATTTCCGGAAGCTGATCCCCATTATTAGCCCGGAATAAATAATCGTTTAGCTCAAGCCCCGGAATATTATCAATTCGTTGTTTAAGAAGCGCATAAATGATTTGCGGCATAGGGACAAAGCGGCTTTCTTTGTTTTTTGGATCTCTTATGAATATTTGGCCAGTATTGAAGTCAACATCCGAAACAGTAAGAAATCTTAATTCCTTGGCTCGCAAACCGCAAAATAGACTTATTAAAGCCATTTCATAAAGTTGCGATGTTTTGAACTTTTCATAATAATCATAAGCAAAAGCCTTTTTATCCGTTAATTTCATTGTTTTAAGCGCAAAAAGCAATTTTTCAGCTTCCTCTTTTGTCAGCCAACGCGTTCTTTTATTGTCCTTTATAACGGATTCCACAAGTTCGGCCGGATTCTTCTTGTCGAACTTATCGAAAGCCGCTGCACGGTTAAAAATGCTTTTAATAATCCCGATTATATAATTTATTGTTGCAGCAGCGTAATCCTTTTGGATCATTTCTGCTTTTATTTTCTCGATGTCGAATCGTGTAATGTCATTAAGATATTTATGGCCGAGTTCGTTTTTTATGTGTTTTTCATAGAGTTTTATTTGATTATCCTTTGTTTTCCCGGTTTTATTGTTTAAGTGATAAGGAATGAAATATTCCTCAAAAAAGGCGTTAATTGTAATGTTTTTGGCCGCGGTGGCGTCTCTTTCGGCCTGTTCTTTCTCTCTTTTTTCTTTTAGGCTGAAATATCCGGATCCTGTCTTAATGTTTTGCTTAATTGCGCAAAGTTCTTCATAGGCTGCGGATTCTGTGAAGCCCTCCGATTCCCAACCGAAACCCTCCTCAATGTCTTTTCCGTTCCTTTTATACCTTATAAAGAAATAACGGTCTTTTCTTAATCCGTTTTTTCTAGTGTCGCTTTCACGGTAGCGAATTCCTGAGAACTTTGATTTCTGAATTTTTCCTGCCATTTTTAGCCCCGCCATAGCCCCGCTTTTTATTGTTAAGCTGTGTTAAACTGTGTGAAGTTACAAAGCAATTTATAAATGCTTTTTTCCTTATCTGTCAAGGATTTTAATTGATTCTATGAAACTATGTGAAAGTGCGTGAAAACAGGCTAAAAATAATTTACACCGAGAGGGTCGGGAGTTCGAACCTCTCAGCGCCCACCAATTCAAGCCCTTGTAAATCAAGGGCTTTTCTTTTGCCTAAAATCAAATAATCAGCCCCGCTTTTTATAAAAAACTGAATTTAG